CCAAAAAACTGCCTCGCCTAAATTAAATGTATTATTAATTACAACATTATTCTTTACTATTGGAACTTCTGCTGATAGGTCTGAGTTTAGAGGAATTGCAGTAAGCAAATAAGAAGACTGAGTTCCTATTTCATTATTTAGAGACTTGGTGTTTTCTGTTCCAGAAACTTCCCAAAGTAGTGCTGGCTTATAAACATAATACCTTTCTTCATCTAATAAACTTGCCTGCCTAATAGACCCTACAGATCTCTGAATGTGTCTTGGCGTATAATTTATAACCCCATCATTATATACAGAATTTGATTGTGCTGAAACTGAAATAATGTTGGCAATTTTTGCGTTTGGCAATGTCTTATTGTTTATTGCTTCTTGCTGAAACAGGTCATTCGTTCCTTTAAGTTGAAAAACTGTTGGCCTCTGTTCTACAGTTGGCATTATATAATTTTTGCTCATCATAACAAAGTTGTTATATTCATCAAAAAACATTGCTGTCTGAGTTGATACAGCCAAGTCTTCCAACACCTCTGCAACACTTCTATCTGGAGCAATAAAAAAATATGGAATTATTAATTCTTTTTCATTTTGAACTCTTTTAAAAGTGTAATTAGAAAAACCAATATAGTCTAGCAATAAAGAAACTGCAGAACTAAGGGATACCTCTGTCATTAAAATTTGTGGAGCAGTTATTGATTCTAAATACCAATACATGTCTCTTAATGAAATAAAAACTGCTTTATTCATTATATCTGATTTTGGAAATGAGTCAGAATATAAAGTTTTAATTGGAACCCAATAATCCCACCCATCAACATCCACTATGACCTCATAGAACTTAAACTGTATGTGCCTGTCAATATATTTGCTTATAATACTTGCAGAATTATTCTCATTAAAAGCCTGATCATAATCAAATATATTTATCGATCCATTTGAAGCAACTAGTTGTCCGACTGGCAATCCACTTACACCAAGGTCGGAGGCACTTTTGTTTATTGAATAATCCAAGGTTTTATCAGATATGTTCATAACAAGTCTTGGAGATATTTCAATTAGGTCGAATGTAGAATCTTTGACATTCATTGTGTCTACAACAATTCTTACGCCAGAAATATATTCAAACTCTCTATATTGTATTTTTCCATCTAGAGATCTAACAAACTTGCTTGGATCTGTTGCGTCTACAACAAAATTAGTTAGCCTATCTACAGTTTCATCTTGAACATACCAGCCATACTTTGGTCTAATAACTGTATAGTCTTGTCCATTCCAAATATGATATTCTCCTATATCATTTTCGTTTTCTTTAATTAAGTATGCATAGCCAACTACAGACTCTTTTGGCAAAAATAGTTCAGTTGGATATGTTTCTGCAAATACAAAATTTGCCCTCCACTCTTCTGGAACAATTAGCCCATAGGCAACCTCAACATACCCGTCGCTTTTAATAATTGAAGAACCGTCTCTTCTTCTTTTTGATGGATCAAAAGATATAATGTCTTGCCAATTATTATCTTTTAAAACTTGAATTTTCCATTTGCTAGGAGTTTTTTGGTTTAACTCTCCAAAAAATGGATCAGCAAAAGATCCCGTAGAAGACGAAAAAGGTCCTAAGTTTTCTGTTCCAGTATGCGTTTGCATTTTAACAACAACTCTATTGGCAGGTATTTTTTCTTTATAAACTACAAAAGGACAGGCATCTTCGATATCGTACTGAGATCCACGAACCTTAGATGCAATACCATATTCAGAAAGTGTGTCAATTGTTCCTAGTTTTTGTTTACCATCTTTATCTAAAAATACTTGAGAAGAGCCATAGGAAACAGAAGCATCGTTGTAAGTATATTTATATGTTACCTCTGACCTATACGATGTCCAGTATTTAAATATATCGTTTTTGTCTGGCATGTAATATCTAGGTCTGTCTGCCATAAACAAATTGGGATGATGGAGTTTTCCATTCTCAAAAAACACTGCCTTATTTATTCCAGATCTTGGTCTAAATTGTCCGAAGCAGTCTTCTAACGAATACAGGGTTTGTAGTTTTTCTTTTTTAGTTAAAAATGCAGTAGGAGTATCATTATTGTCAAAAGTTCCATCAATTACAACATCTGAATCAGTTGCCCCAGTATAAAAATTACCAGCATCATTAATGTCAAAACTTGTTGGCAAAGAAGAATACACTGTCGATGTTTGTGTTGGCCTATATCTATAGTTACCAATATGCTTTATATTGGTTGGTACATTCATGTTCCATTCTGCAGTAATTACTGACTTGTTTCTAACAGTAGGAGATGTCTCCAAAAATTTCTGCAGGTCTTTGTCTTCAAACATTATACCTCTTCCAGTGTTACAGAAACATTCCAGTAATCAAACTTGGTTCCTCTTTTTTCAACTGAATATGAAAAATCACTTATGAACATTTCGATTAACTGGTTATACTGTCTAAGATGATCGTATGGCTCTGGGGTTCCCTTAAAAATACCTTTTCTATCATATGCCAAGAAAACCCAAAAAGATCGATCAAAATTTGGAAAGTTTTCGTGTGATCTAGATGGAATCATATCCCAATTAACACTTACTGTAGTCTTGTCTGCAATATGATAGGACCTCATTCGACCATTGATCATTCGTTCACGCTTTTCAATGCGCTCTGTTTTAATATCGATAGGCTGTCTATTATCATCAGTTAAAAATAAAAACTGATCAATAAGGGATTCATCCTCTATACTTTCTGGATCAGTACCAACCTCAAAGCCAATCGGAACATATATTTTTTTCTTTGGTGTTGTTATACTTGCAGGATCTTCCACAAGCGTTCCAGAATTTTCAGACCAAAGCATACCGCTTGGCCTACTGTATTTTTTACGACCATTAACATATAATAGCCTTGGGTCTAAATCACCTTCTGCCACTTATAGCCACCCCCCTTATCCTTCTATCATCAACCTGTTTAATTGTTGCCATGACTGCTTGTGCAATTTCATTTGGATTTGCGTCAGTCTTAGCGTTTACTGTTAATGTATATGTATTATTATACACTGATCCGCCAACTGCCTCGCCCTTATTTATTTGCTTCATTGTGTCTAATCCATACGAATCAACAGCATACTTACTCATAATAAATTCTCCTGGAGTTAGCATTGCTGGAACTGTATCTGTCCCCCTGGCAAATCCACCCATCGCAAACCTCATTGGATTAATTAGACCACCCTTTGCTAAAGCCTGCATAAAGCCTCCACCGCCACCACCAGATCCTGCTGCAGCACCAGAACCAGTAGGAAGTTTTACAGTAGTTCCAGACCATATCATATTTCCATTCTTATATTTTGGATCATTAGTAAATTTTGGATTTAGGGCCAATAGTTGTTTTAATGATATATTGTTATCTGCTGCAATTTCTGACAATGTGTCGCCAGGCTGAACAACATATTTTGTTGTGCCAGTGTTTGTGTTTGTTTTTGTGTTAGTGTCAGTGGCTGGAACTATTTCTTCTTTTATAGTTCCTTGTTTTACGCAATCATTTCCCACTAAATTATATCCTTCAGGACATACTGTTTTTGTTGCTCCCTCTTTTACGCAATTGTTTCCAACTAACTTATGTCCTTCTGGACATATAATCTCAGTTGTTCCTTCCTTAACACACTTATCTCCGACCTGCTTAAAACCAGCAGGACATACGACCTCTGTTTTACCATCCATTACGCAGTTATTTCCAACCTGCTTATATCCAGGAGGACATACGACAGTTTGGGCTGGAACAACTGGGTCTGTGTTTACCTGCTGATTATTATAGGCATTTATAAGTCTTCCCTGTACATTTAGAGCATCCTGCATTGATTTAACAAATTGG